TTTAGATGAGATGCACCTGTAATATCAATAAATGCAGATTGTGCCATAACGACAAAACCTGTATTTTTTACATCAGATCCTAAAGTAGTACCTGTTGTATCTTTAATTGTTCCGGCCTTAACTGGACCAGAAAATGTAGTTGTTCCCATGTCTATCTCCTTTTGTTAATAGTCCCCGAAGGGTCATGAGGTTAATAAAGTTATAAAGTACCATAAAAAAAGGGGGCATAAAAGCCCCCTAATTAATGTTATTTATCGTAATGCTTATGCAGCACCTGGTGAACCGAATACACATCTAGGATCTGAGAATCCAAATGAATATCTCTCTCTAGCTTTGTATCTCACGTTTCCTGTGTCGAAATCACCTTCCATTGAAGTTCTGATTGGGCTTCTTTGGAAAAGTTTGAATCCGTTCGGAATGTCGGTTTTGATAAAGAACGCATCTGGGTCTGTTAAGTAGTGGTTTACTGTGTAACCCTCAGGTACCATACCCATATTTCTTGTTGCGTTAATATCGTTGTCAGCAGTACCAACTCTTAATGTTGATTGAGTTAGTCTGTCTGCTACGAATTGTAACTCAGAAGGAATAATGAGTTTTCTACCTTGAGTAGAAATCAGTAAGCCTCTCTCATCAGTGAAAGCAGCAATATCAATTAATGCTTGCTCAAGAGATGCTTCGTTTAAGTCAGCAGCAACTGCCAATTCGTTTGACAATGTACCAGTGACAAGTGGGTGTGCAGCAGAACAAAGTTCTACGCCGTCACCACCAGGGAAGTTAGGATCAAACGCATTATTAAGTACGTTAGCAGCCTTAACTTGCTTAGTGTTTGCCATGGAACGAGCAAGAGCTCTTGTATATCTTGCTGAGATTCTGTCGTAAAGGTTGTCCTCTACTGCTTCCTCAGTGATTGCAAAACCTAATGCAATTGTTTCATGTGTGTAACGAGCTGTGAAGGTTTCTGTCGCATTGTCATAGACAATTGATCCACCTTCAGACTTTACTCTAGCATTACCAAAACCTGATAACATTACCTCTTCTTCGAATGCACGATCAGAAGTTTCTGTATCAAAAATTTCAGCATGCTCAGCATCATAACGTCCATACTCCAAGCCGAACAGAGCGTTCAAACCTGGCTCTAACTCTTTAACGAGTTGACTTCTAGATATAGCCATAGTTTAACCTCCTATATGCCTGTTGAATCGTTTAGAGCATGTAGATTGATTTTTACTCTGATGCTTGCGTTAGCAGCAGTGTAATCACTGTTATCAACATCAGTTGATAACGCTACAACTCTAAAGTTTGCACCTGCGTCGGTTGTAAAGCTAGAACCGTCAATTGCAACGTTGGAAATACCAGAAATGGTAGAACCAGCGCCGTAAGTGGCGATGTTTGCGTTAGAACCTACTTGTGCCTGTCCAGCATTTGAGTCATCACATTTGACTTCAAATACTACGTTTGGATCGTCGATAACATAAGCTTTTATGTCATCTGCTGCGATGCCACCTGGGTAAAAATTACTCCATGTTGGTTTAGATGTAGTTGGATCAGTATATTCGCAACCGTTAAAAATACCAATAAGTTCAGCACCAGCAGACGATCCTATGTCGATGTTTCCGTTGGCTAATAGCACAACGGGATCACCTTGATATATTGCGGAGGCTTCGCCGTTCCCAATAGCGTACTCATTTTGGCCTTGACCGTTGTAAGCACCACCTTGCATTTGAACAGGACGAAATCCGAAATTACCAGTTTGATTTGCCATAGTTCATCTCCTTTATTAATTAAGTATCTTAGGATGGTTTCTTATTGCCACCACCAAAAGATACACGACTCTGCCTATCAGCATTGATAGGCATGCTAGGATGTTGCTCCCTTAGAGGATCTTGTTCCCAAGCTTCGGTCTGTTGTTCAGTCCGATTTTTGTAGTAAGTATTTCTCTCATCTACAATCTCTGAAGGAATTCTTGCCAATAGCAAGTCACCTACGCTGATGACACCCTCATAAGCTTTGATGTTTCCGTTGTAAGCAGAGTACATATTCTCTGAGTATTGATCGGCTCGAACTAATTCCCAGCCTTCTCTTAATTTAGCGTTGACGTTTTTAGTGTCATCCGCTCCATTTACACGGTGTCTTATCCATCGTTGCTTATATCCATCAGGACATGGTGGTGCGTCTAACTGAGACGGTGGCTTCCAAGGTTTTCTACGTTCCTCTTTAGCCCTTGTTTGTGCACTTCTTGGTGTTTTAATATCTGTCATTTTGTACCTCCTTAAACGTACTTAGCATACTCAGCTAAGGGAACCCCTAGCTTATTTGCTATTTTTACTTGACTAGGAGTCAACTTAACAGACTTGCGCCCAGTGGTTGCAGACCTTGATGCAGAGGCAACGGGTTGGGCGATTTTGTTGCTTCTGATAGTCTGATCCGAGCCCGCAAAGGACTCTGGAAACTTGTTTTTAACCCTATTAGTCAATTCATCATAGTAGTCATCGGACTCAGTGTCAAATCCTTCTGCCACTAAACCACGATGTATTCTTTGTGCATAATCAGTCATTTCTTCATCACTTCTAAACCACGGATTCTTCTCTGCCCAGGCTAATGCCTTACTAGAAGGTTGTGGTCTAGCTTGTGGTTGTTGAGCATAAGCTTGTTGCTCCTGCTCTAACTGTTTCTGAAACTCTTCATACTCACGTTCTTTCTTAGATTTAGTCACTCTAATTCTTTCTGCTTCCAAATCTAATTTTGTTAAAGCTTGTCTTGCTTCTTCTTCTTTTTGATAATCACCCGCTTCACGAGCAGTAATCAAATTCTGACGAGCTAAATCAGCAGCCATTTTATTTCTTACTTCACTCTCAGACATGTAGCCTTTATCAATGTCGTAAGTTTTTTTCTTAGCGTCTGATAATTCTTTTTGAACGTTTTGAGCAAACTGTAGAGCAGCTTCACGCTCTCTTTCAGCTTCTCTGAGCTTCCAAGTCATCTTATCGATTCTTTTTTTGACTTTATCAGAGTATTGATCCATCTCCTCTGACTGTTCTTCAACAGCAGGGTTCAGTGGATCTTTTTCTTCGGTTTTTACCTCTTCATACTTGTCAGGACTGACGGCACCGTGAGATTTATCCTCAACCTCGATTTCAGCACCTTCTCCAGAAGTATCAAGATCAACCATCTTTTCTTTCTGTGCAGAAGTTATTTCTGTTTGCATGGTTTACCTCCCATGTTACATAATTGATAGTATGTCCTCTGGGCTATCAACAGTGCCGAGTATCTCGTCATCATTAAGTAACCTTACTTCCCCACCCTCTATTTTTAGTCTTGATCCTGCGTATCTGCCAAACACGACCCAATCGCCTTGTTTACACCAAGGGCCATTAGGAAACTTTTCTTTGTCAGCATAAGCGTCTGGTCCTGTGTCAAGAACCAAAGCAACTGATGCTGTTAATTGTGAATCTTCAATTGTTTTATCTGTTAATAAAATACCACCTTTTGTTTTATCCTTTGCTTTAAAAGGTAAAACTAAAATTCTCCACCCAACAGGTTTTGGTAATTTTTCTAATTCTTTGCGATCTGCTTCAACCCCTTCAGAAGGGTTTTTCATTTTTTTTAATACGTCTTCAGGTACGTATAAAGTTTTAGTCATCTATTTTCTCCTCTTGTTCCAGCAGGCGAGAAAGTTCCTGTTGGCATGCTTCTAGCATGTGTATCTTACCTAAAATATACTTGTAATCCTCAATTTTTTCAACCCCTACAATAAGATTTTCTAAGAGATTCTCTTTTAGGCTTTTGAGTTCTTTTTGATAGTTGTGAATTACGAAAATACTCATTTAAGACAGTTCTGTCCTGGAACTTTCTTTTCCCATTTTAAATTATTTTGAGGATCTTTACTTGCATACCATGTTTGTTCAACACTAGAGTTTGCACCAAATGAAGGAGATCCAATTTTGTTTAAAGAATGTGGAACTGCTTGTTTAACAGACTCAAGAAGATAATCATCACCAAACATTGTGCCTGTTGGCTTTAACTTAGGCCACCAGTTTTCAATATCTTCCATAACAGGTTCATACTCATGCGCTCCATCAACCATGATATAGTCGATGCTTTCTTCAGCAAATTGACAAAGTATGGTTTCTGAGTCTGATCTTCCTTGACAAGGTATGACCATATTTCTTCCAATAAAGTATTGTAGATTTTCTTTAAACATGTGTGAAAAATCTTTTGGTAAGTTTAAACCAGAATGTTCGGTTGAGCCCTCAAAGGTGTCTACACAATAAATTTTTACATTTTCTTTTCCTGCGTTCACTAAAGCAGTTGCAAGATAATGCGTTGATCGACCTAAGAAAGATCCAATCTCAACGATTTTTCCATCGTCAGCGATTTCATCAACAATCATGTCGTAAGTTTCGGTGTAATTACACCATCCAGGTATTTTGAAATACGTATGTTTCATAGTTAAGAATTCCTTATTTTGTTGTCTTAACTATTTGTATCTTTTTGTAAATATTTTGCAACCCTTGTGACAAGGGCCCTTTTTTAGGAGGAACTGTCTTTGACAATCTCTTCGGTTTCTTCTGGTTTGTCATGAACACACCTCGCACATTCGCACATACAGGATGTACCACAGTGACAGTCGCATCCACATATTTGACATTGATTCATCATTGATTCGCATTTTATACAAAGTTTATCGCAACCCTCACACATTATTTATCAGAATTAATTTTCTTTAATTTTTCAAAACTCCTGATTCCAGACATGCCTAGGAGAGCCATGACTAACGGAAATAAAGTTGCCATATCCAATTCTGGTAGTGGATTATGGTCTATACTAAAAGCTGCGAGAATAAAAATAGTAAACTGTTTTAAAACATACTCCCATAATATGGCGAGAGCACAACTCATTCCAATTAATGGTCTCCAAGATCTTTGCATGATACCGCCAATACCTGTAGCAGTAGACTTAGCATCCGCTAAGTTAATATCCATTTGTTTGGAATTGATTTCGTTTTCTAATTCTTTTAGTTTATTTCTTGCAGCAAGCTTTTCTTCCTCACTTGTATGTACGGAATCAATCACTTTTCCTACAGTATCAACTAAAGATCCACCTAATAGCTTTGATAACATTATTTTTTCTCTGCTCCTTTGATTTTTCCTTTATTTATACTAGCATAAAACACTTTTTTGCCTAATTTTTTTCCATAAGTCTTTGACATTGACTTTTTTATCTTTTTACCCTTGGTTGTTAGTGGCATTATTTCTCTCTCTAGCTACATCTGCACGTAAATTAGCTAAATCGTAGTCTTTTTGTAGCTTTTGTGCGTCTATAACTTGTTTGTAATCAAATTGATTCTCTTTTAAAGCTTGATTTTCGCCCTTCATTTGTGCATCCATCTCCATTTCAGCTTGTCTAAGAGCTAATTCTTGCTGTTTTAACATCACAAGTGGGTCCATGTTCTGTCCTTCCATAGCTTCTTGCTCTTCAGCCACCATTTGCTCTGTAATTTTTACAATTTCTTCATCAATTTTTGTTGCTCTTTGCATTTGAAGTGCTTGTAAAGCTTCAGGCGGTACTTGATCACCAAATTGTTGACGTAATTTCTCAGCTTCTTCCACCATCGCTTGATCAACAACCTGTGTTGCAAGTAAAGATGTGTGTTGCATGATATGAGATACTAAATTCATGACTGCCATAGGATTAGCTTTTACTAAAGCAGATGACATAAATGTTCTGTGAGCTTTAATATGAAGTTCATGATTTTGTTGTGGAAAAGCTTGTAAAGGTGCACCACGTAAAACTACGCTATGTTCCATTGCTGGATCTTGTGGTTGTGGTGGTTGAGGAATAGGGAGTATTTGTTCAATGTCTTTAACACCTAATGCGATATACATTCTTCGATATGCTTCACGCACGTTATGAATTTGAGGGTTTGTTTGAGCTAACTGTAATTGATTTTGTGCAAGAGTAACTCTTTGCGACATTGAGAAAATGTTTGGATCAGATACAGGTAAGATGTCAATATTGTCATCAAAGTCAACTTGCTTAATTTCTCTTGGACCACCAGGCACATTAAAAGGATAAACGGGTGGTAATGCTAGTTTAAAAATACGAGCAAGTAATTCAAATTCTTTTTTCTGTGCGTAGTGTAATCTTTTGTGAACAGCAGACATGACCTTAGTGCCACGCTCCATTAATGCCATTGTTGTACCAACAGGAGTTTGTGAACTACCTATTTCTGATAACTGCATATCAGCAACAGTTGCAAATTGTTTTGCAGCATCCACACAGAAACCAAGTAACTGCATTAATACTTGGTCAGGACCTTTGTATGGTAAAGGCATTAACGCCTCACGAATGATTCCGTTTGGTGCGTCTACGTCTCTAAACTCACCAGGTTGTAAAGGTTGATCATCATCACGAATACGAAGACCTCTTGCTTTATAACCAGCAGGTAAGTTAGATAAAGTACCAGCATCAAGTAATTGTCTAAGAGCAGTTGTAGCAGTTCTTGTTAAACCACCAATCATGTGGATCAAACCAAAGCCATAAAAACCTAGACCTGGTAAAAACTTGTAATGAACAAAGTATTCATTCTTTCTCTTTAACGGATCTGCTTCACCGTAGTTTCTGTAAACAGATAAAACTTTATTCGATGTTCTATCAATCGTTACAACATAAGGTAATTTGATACCGCTGGGCATACCATTTCGAGGATTAATATCTTCAAAACCTTCTAGATCTAAATCAATGTGAACTTCATAAAGTTCAGTCATATCCTGCATGCCATAGTTTGTCGGATTGGTGCCATCAATTCTGTCCATTTTTTCTTGAATGTCAGAAGTTTGATCGCCGTCATATGGCTGTAAATCTATGTCACGATAAAAACCAGAAACTTGTTTCTTACGAACATCATTCATAGACATCTTAAGAACTTGTGTAATACGATCACAAGTATCTAAATCAGATGCACCATAAGGCACAATGATATCTTCTGCAGGAACAAATTTAGAAGTTGCTCTATTTAAAACTTCATCAAAATAAACTTTTTTAAATGCACTACCAGAAAGTGGTAATTGAAATAACAATTGATCCATCTCAGGATTGTAGTCTTCCATGACATGAGTAATCTCATAGTTCATATACTCTTTGACACGTTCTGCTGACATTTGTAACTGTTCATTGACTGCACCCACTACTTGTGTTCGAACAGGACCATCACTTGGTAAAAGTTCTACATATGCCATCGCTTGAAACTGAGTAACTGCTTGCGCTAAAACAGGGTGATTAACACTTGCTGCACCACGGAAAGGACGTGTGCGTTCTTCGTACTTAAAACCTAGAAGGTCTAAACCTTTGGTATATGCTTGTTCCCAATCTTCACGAGATGCTTTGTCGTCATCAATTTTGTCAATTAAATCATTGGATAGAGATTGTAAATAACCTTCATCTAAAATCTCTGCTAAGTTGGAATTAAAACCAGATGCAACAGGAACATCTTCTTCCCCTACAATTGCAGAACCATCTTCAATGATTTCTACATTAGGTTCACTTGATGTTTCTAAATCTACTGTTGTACCAGTCTCTTCTACTTGAACATCATCCTCACTTGCTCCACCTGCTTCATCACGGGCTAAGTAAGGCGTGTCTGCTGTGCTATCGTATTTATCTACCATATTCTCCGTATATATCTGTTATTGAAACTAAACTATCTTTATCAATACTTCCACCAGATTTTTTCTTAAACAGATACATCGGTTGTTCTGCTTGTGGCGAATCTAGTGTGATTGTAAACATTTTTACTTCCTGTGGATTAAACTCCTCAATTACTATTTGTGCATCCTCTAAGGAATCACCCTCTTTGAAAGGTTGTAATATATATCCTTTCTCAGTATCTGAAGGTAAAACATAGTAATCCATTGTTTGACCTGGAGCTACTTCTCTTGTCAAAGCAACTTTAAATGAAGATGCAAGAGCATCACCCTCTGAGTAACCTTGATAAGGGTCTCCCGAAATGATTCGTTTTATTTGCTCATCAAAGAAAGGTTGAACTTCTTCTTGAGAAAGAGATGCACGGGGCACTTCTTCTTTTAAAATATCAAACTTGTTGCCGTCGATATTTCTGTTGTAGTATCTTAATCCTTTAGTTGCTTTAGTAGGATCAATAATAGCCTCAAACTGTGCTGTACCACCATACTTCTTCGCAATGTTTTTCATTTGTTGAATCGCAACCTTGCCATATAAATCTTCAAACTTTTTAGCTGCGTCAGAACCAGGTGTTTTGCTCCAACGTCTGTTGACTAAGTCAGCAGGGAAGATAGCAACTTTGTTAATACCTTTTGACTGAGCATCTTTGATCGTTGCTTTCAATAATAAATCTACATAGTCAGGTTGTTTGTTGAAAGGTATGGGAGGAAATAAAGTTAAATCTTTTTTACCGTACCCGAATCCATCATCTAAATATGAGAATGTTTGACTTTCTGCAATATTTCGAAGCTCCTCTGTTTCTCTTGTTCCAGGAACTTTAACTCCACTTAATATGGTATCTAATTCTCCAGAACGATTTAAGTCTTGTAACTTACTTAAAACCTCCATTTGTTGTTGGTTAATTTGTGTGAGCAAAGGTCCTGTTTCTGGATTTGTTTGAGCAATATCTGCTTTGACCGCAGCATCAATTTGTTTTTGTAAATTTTGAATGTCTTGAGCAAAGCCAGGAATTAATTCTTTTGCTGCTTCATTAGGAAAAGGTTTAATCAAATTACTATTGTCTTCGAGGGCTTTAATTACATTTGGAGGATATTGTTGATTGAGATTCTCCATCATTCGCTGACCTTCCATGATGTCATACTCACTTGTCGATTGTAATTTTTGTTGAGCCTTTGCTCTAAAATTTTCAATTCTTCTTAACATTGCATTAAGACGTTCTTGTTCTTTTCGTACAGTGGTCAACATGTCAGTTTGTAATTCTTGAATGACCGCAATTGGTCGACCATCTTTACCTGTGTAATTTGCAACACGTGTAAATCCAATGACGTTAGGTTCTTCGTAATGTCCACTTTGTACATAGGGTTTTGTTTCACCGGGTAAAGGTCCTGCCTCTACCACAATCTCTCTATACTCTGATCCGATTTCATCTAAAGGTTGATTACCCATTTCTTTATGTCTTTGTTTTCCAGAATACTGCGAATAAGCAGGATCTTGGTTTAGACGCACAGGAGCATCTTCTTTAACCTTAAAACTTAAATTACCAATAGGTGAAGTTTCGTAGTAATCAATTAATTGTGTTTGTGTAATTTTTTGATTAGGGAAGTATGCTTCAAAGTCACGAAGGTATTGTTCTAAACCAGAGTCTTTCAGTTCAGCAACAGGAGATTGTTTTCCTTTCACTAAAAAATCTGCCCACGCTTGTGGTGTCGCTGCCTTAGGAGCGTTGGGATCCATGATTGCTTCTAAGGTGTAAGAGCGAAACGGAAAGTCTTGAGGTTGAACGACTTGTGTTGCAGGCAATGTTGTTCCTGCAGGTGCGTCGACTACTTCAGGTTCTGTAATCTTTTTGGGTGTTTGCACGCCATCAACTTTGCCAAAAAGTTTAAATAGTTTTGTGGGATTGAACGCATATAGATTACCAGATTCCACCGCTTCTGAAAAATAGTCCTGTCCTTCAAAGGCAGGATCAGGTGCGAACTGTTGTTGATTGAGATTAGTTAAGGGATCACCGCCCATGGCCATCTTTACAGGACCACCTTTTTTAAAAGCAAAAGGATCTTTAGCATATTCACTCACAGGCATGCCTTTTCGAATTTCTTGCTCAAGACCACGCCTTTGTTGTTGTCTTGTAGGTCTACCTAACTGACTTTGATAAAATTCAATCTTTTCAGGATTCTCTATAAGTCTATCAAAATATTTTTTTATATAATCAAGCATATAATTAGCTTCTCTTACAGGATCATTTATATCTCTTAAAGATTTTTCTGTTCCAATAAATAGTAAATTACGATCAGCATTTAAACCTCGATCTTTTAAAACATCTACAACTCGATCACTATTAACATAGTAGGCTCCAGCCATGTTTCTTTTTTTAAACATGTCATCAAAAAGTTTTATGGTATTGACATATTGATTTACTTTTTCCATATCACCTTGAGTAATTGCTTTTCTAATATTGCTTAATTGTGTTGCGATTCTTTTTTCAACTTTTGACTGAAGTTGAACGTTATGTGCAGCGGAATTTATTTTTATATTTTCTGCTCTATCCGCAATTTCCGCACCTTGTCTTTTAGAAGCTGGCATCGTGTGAGAAAGTTGTGCACCATAAGTTTGTTTTAAAGCTCTTAAAAAATCATTCTGCCCATCTATATTAGTTAGATCAGTTTTTTTCTTTCTTCCTTTATCATACTGTTTGATAAAGTTTTCTCTAAATTTTAAAAGTTTTGGATCAGATGTTTCATTTATAAATAAATCTTTAAAATAATCCCTCATTACAAGATTAGCTTCTTTAGCAGCTTCAGCATTCATTTTGAAAAGACCTGTATCAAAGCCCATACCTTCTTTAATGTCGTCTTGTAATCTTTTACTCATGATGTTGGGTTCAACTAAATACTCAGCTTCACTTTGTTCCCCTAATAAAGATTCAATATATTTTTTTCTAGCTTCATTTCGTTCTGATTTAGAAAGTGTTTTAATCTCATCTTGCATATCAAATTCATCACGAGTAAGAGCACCTTGTTGTCTTAGCTTATCTACTTCTCTTTGAGGATTTTTTCTAATAGTGTTAACTAAAAGTTTTTGTGTTCCTGTGTCTATATTTCTACCAAAAAACCTTTCTACAATTTCCGTCGCTTTATCATAAACACTTTGATTTGTATCATCGAGGATTCTTTGAATTGGATCCAAAGAAGCTCCCTCAGGAATACCTGGTCTTTTTCCTGTCCCTGGGTAAATTTCTTTCAATGTTTTTTCATCAATTATACCTTGATCAAAAGCTTCACGAATTCTTTTTTCATCTAAAGTAACTAAACCCCTCTCTTGTAGAAATCTTCTCAACACATTGTATTTATCAAAATCAACTCTGGGATATTGTGCTTGTAAAATTTTTTTCTGTCTGAGCATTTGCTCAATTTTATTTTTTGTACCTTCTCTTCTTGCAACTACAGATGCTTCTAATGTAAATCTACTTGGTTTTTGTCCAATACTTAATTCAGGAAATTCTCGTTTTATTCTGTCGTAACTTGCTCCATATTCATCAGCTAATCTTTTTAAAGATCCAGGCTCAATTTTATCTTTGTTTTTTTTAATATACTCAATTAGTTTTTTGGTTGCTGGTGTAAGTGAAGGCTCAGGAAAAGGATATAAGCCATCTTCATCAGTTCCTTTTCTATACTCTAGTCTTTTGACACCGAATTTAAGTTGTCCTTTTCTTGCATAATAATCTTTTGCATTTCTAATTTTTTCTACAGTAAGCCCCTTGACTCCTGATTTTTTTTCAACAGCTTCTACAAACTCTTCTCGAGAGTCAAATTTTTTACCCTCATCCCACAGGTCTGCTTCCGCATTAGCGATTTTACTATTATCAGTTAGTTTATATCCAGCCTTAGGTGAAGGCTCAACTAATGCTCCTGATCTTTCTGTTTTTGGTCTATCAATAGAGGCAGGTGTTGACGAAGCTAACCCTTCGCCTTTTTCTGCTTGATAAACAACTCCAGAAGGTGTAGCGCCTTGACCACCAAAAGTTTGTTTTACCTGTTTGACTTCAGGTATATCTAAAGAACTTTTTAAAACATCATCAATCTTAGTAAAACCTTTTGAAGCTAGTTTTGCTGCAATACCTGGAAAGACAAAATCTAAGGAACTGACTGGTGCCATAGCAATTAATCCAAAATCACCTGCTGTAAGTAATTCTCCTCTCGCAGCTTTTTCTATTGCTGCTCTCTCATCGCCATACATAAATTGTCCTGCGCTACCTAAAATTTCAGCAGGATTAAAACCTTGATAACCTTTTGACACTAAGTTCTTTTCTAGTTCTCCTAAAGCAAGTATTTGTTCTCTAGAGCCCTGTGGTAGTTGTAGTATATTTTGAATTACAGGTTGTGCTTCTTGAAGTAATTGTTGATTTAAAATTTTCTTTTGTTCTATCTGCTGTTTGAGTTCTTCTTCAGGAGTAACTGCTTTATAAAAAGGTTCGAACACTTTTCCATACTCTTGAGTAAGCGCAATATCTTGTAATTCTTTTTGAATCTCTTCCATGGTCCGTGGTTCATCGACTTTGGGACTTGTAGGAATAGTAGGTATTTCTTTAACAGAGTACGCTGGATCCGCTTCGTCTCCTACGATCATGTCATCCATTGGGTTATATACAGCCATTAATAATACTCCGGTTCTGGTCCATGGTCCACGGGCTCATCTTCGTAGTCATCGTGCAACGATACAAAGTTACCCTTACGGAACCTTAATAATGCTTGGCTCAT